TATCAGAGATATTATCAGCCAATGATACAATCTTTACTAGACAATCCAAAGAAAAAAGTTTGTTATATTGATTTAAAAGTAACTGATATTCTTGAGTTAAATTTCAGGAAAATGGTGTATATTGATGGTGTATATTATAGACTCCTTAAGATTGTTGATTATCAACCTCACTTAAGCGTACCGACTAAAGTAGAGCTACAAGCTTACAATCCTTCTAAAGGAAGTGCTATACCTAACGAGGGGACTTGGATAAATAATTCAGGGACATCTACAGGTACAGGTAGTTCAGGCGACCCTGCTCCATGGCCGCCAATAAGTTACGATTAAAAATATAAAATAATATGGATAACGCAAGAAGAAATATAATAGGACTTAATACTACTAATCAAGGATTACCTTTGAATAGAGGGCTAGAAACTATAACTACATTTGATTTGGTTACAAATGCTCCTATGCAGTTTTCTCAAGCTGTTGTTATGAGGTTTTCAGGTACATCTGTGGCAAATGATTATTTAGCAAACTATCTACATCCAAGTCAGTTTTCAACTAATTCAGGAGCCGCATTAGTAAGTGGTTCAAGTTACGACAATAATTTTGTTCCTAGACATTCTCAATTCATTGTTCCTGTAGATTGCTATATAAAAAATCTTAATGGATTTATAAATACTGCAGGAGGAGGAGGGTGTAAAGTTGAAGAAACTTTTACTATAAGCGTTTGGTCTAAACCAACAACTATAGGAACAACAAGCACCCCTATGACTTTGCTTTTTAGTCAATCATTCGTATTTTTAGGCTCTAGTAATTCCAATGCTTTAGCAATAGATGGAACTACAGATTCTAAAATTGGAAATAATCTATATAAAATATTAGCACAAGAAGGTGTAATTGTTTCTGTAAAAAGAGCATCAACACGCTGTGCAGATATAAACGCTGCTTTTACTATGATTTTTGAAACTATAGACAATCAAGCTGAAACTCAATCTATGGCATTTACATCACTAATGACAGATGAAAAATCAAGGCTATGCCAAACTCTAGCTGAGCCTGATTCAAAATACAGAAACGATAGAATTTCAAATCCACCCGTAATAATTGTCAAAGAATAATGTCAGCATATAAAGTAATAGACGAAGCATTAAAAATTGCAGGAGAACTGTATATTGATTTGCTCAAAACAGAGCTTGTATTTCAAGAGCATATTGCCTCAAGAAAACTATACTCATCATTTAGAACTATTGTTTCAGAGAGGGGAGGTAATTTATATATGGATGTTGTAAATGATACTGAATATATGTGGTTGGTTAATGATGGTAATAGCAGGGTGCCAAATGTTCAGTTTGAGGATATTCAAGATTGGGCTAAACTAAAGGGATTAGACTTTTCTAAAAAAAGAATTTGGAGTGTAACAGAAGAACTCAGGCAAAATTACTACACAGCAGGTGGTTTACTTGTTGCTCCAAGAAGAACAGGATTTATAGATTATGCTTTTGGAATTGCTGATTCAATGGGAATAAACCAGATGATAGAGCAAGATATATTGAGGCAGATAGATGCAGTAATAGGAGAAGAAGGGCAAAGTAAAGCAATACAATTAACGATAAGCTAAAATAAAATTATGGCAATAAAAAGTAAAGTAGCGATAGAGGTAGTAATCAAGGATATTAAAAAGATTGCTGATTTAAAGAAAGGGCTAAAGGAATTAAGAGCAGAACAGAAGAAGCAAGAAGAAAGGTCTAAGACAGGACAAAAGCAATCTCACGCAAACGCAAGGGCATACAAAGAAAGAGCAGAGGCTATAAAATTTACTTCTAAACAACTTAGGGAGTTAAATAAAGATATGGCAGGTGCTAATAAGGTAACAAAAGATGTTACTAAATCATCTAATAGTATGGCTACACAATTTGTAAAAGGTGCTGCTGCTGTTGGGATTATAGTAGGTGCATTTAGAACAATTAATAGAGTGGTTAGTTCTGTCGTAAGCACATTTTCTGACTTTGAATTTGTTATGGCTAAAGTTAATGCTGTTTCAGGAGCAACAGAATCAGAGTTCAAATCATTAACTAAATCTGCAGAAGATTTAGGTCGTTCAACATTCTTTACTGCTACTGAGGTTGGAGAATTACAATTAGCATACTCTAAATTAGGATTTACAGCACAAGAGATATTAGATGCTACCGAAGCTACTCTTGATTTAGCTACAGCAACAGGAACAGATTTAGCTAGAGCTGCTCAAGTTGCAGGTGCTTCTATTAGAGGATTTCAATTAGATGCTACTGAAGCAGGTAGGGTTGTGGATGTTATGGCTGTTGCCTTTTCAAGTTCGGCATTAGATATTGAAAAATGGAATACGAGTATGACTAAGGTGGCTCCTATTGCAGCTATGGCAGGTTTTGAAATAGAGGAGGTTGCTGCTATTATGGGTAAGCTTTCTGATACAGGTATTGAGGCTTCTATTGCAGGTACATCTTTAAGGAATATATTTCTTAAAATGCAAGACCCATCATCTAAGCTATCAAAAACATTAGGACACACTATAACCAACTTAGATGAAATGTTAATAGCATTTAAAGGACTGAAAGACGAAGGTACTGACCTTACTGATGTTCTTGGGTTTATGGACATTAGACAGGTTGCTGCATTTTCTACTATGTTGGAGGGTTCTGATGATATTGCCGTACTTAGAGATAACTTACTTTTAGCAACAGGAGAGGGGGATAGAATGGCTGATATGGTAGGAGATACATTACAGGGAGCTTTTCTAAAGTTTAAATCTGCTGCTGAAGGAGTTTCAATAAGTATTATGAAAAATTTTGGCAAATCTCTTACTGAAACTGTAGTCAGATTATCCAAGCTTATGAACTCATTTGTAGCAAATGAAAAATCTGTTAAGAAATTTACAGATACACTTATATTTCTTGGAGAAACTATAAAAAAGGGTATAACTTTATTCCTTTCTTATAAAGTAGGTATAATTGCAGCAGGTGTTGCATCAAAAGTTATGACGGCTTATTTATACCTACAAACATTTGGTATGGAAGCTCTTACTTTAGTTACAGGAAAGGCTACAGTTGCAATGCAATCATTCGGTAAAGCTATGGCTAAGACAGGTATAGGGCTTTTAGTTTTGGCAGTTATTGATTTAGCTTATTCTATGTCTACATTTAACGAGTCTGCTCAGGATGCTATTGACTTTACAAATGGTGTTTCTAAATCAACTGCAGACTTACAGAGTAAAATAAAGACCCTAGATGAATGGGAAAGAAAATTAATTGAATCAAGAAAGAAGCAAAATCAATTATTAAACTCCGAGGGTAAGCTCATGGTTAAAAGTGCAGAAAATGCTTTTAAACTAAAAGAAGCTAAGAATTTAGAAGCTAGAGCAATTCAAAATCTAAATAAAGAGTTAAAGTTAGAAGGAAAAGAGCTTGTTTCTGTTAAGACCAAAACTGATGATGTTATAAGGTCAATGAATGAACTTACTAAAAAAGTAGGGGAAAACGCATTAGCTAAGATATTTTTAGAGCAAGAGTCAATGGTAATAAAGACTAAGGTTAATGCAGAACAAGCTATGAGTGAGCTTAATAAAGCTATGGGTGGAGGGAAATCAGATAAAGCTATTATTGGACTTATTCAAAGACTCAAAAATGTTCAAGGTGGTTTTGGAATGTGGATGAATGAAATTGTTGGTTTCTTTGGGGGAGATACTCCTGCTGTAAAAGCAGAGAAAATTATAATGGGAATAATGGATAAGTACAGCCTAACATTAGGAACTTTAATTGATGCAAGTGGAGAAAATTATATAGAAAAACAGACAACATTATTAACAGACTCAATAAATGAAGCTGCGGGTAATCTTGATATAGGAGATTTTAACTTAGAAGATGCTTTAGCTGACTTAGAACCTGAGGGAGAGCAAGGTAAAAAAGATAAGAAGGCTGCTCAGTTTGAAATGAATGAGAAGATAGCATTAAGGAAAGAGGCTTTATCTCAATTAGTATTAACTGAAAAGGAATATCAAAAAGCATTATTACAAGCTAATATTGATGGGGTTCAAGATTACTTAGACCAAGATAATAATAAAAAAGAAGGGATAACTGCAGCGAATAATCAGATGAATGGCTTACTCAGAACGCAAAACGCTAATCTTGAAGCTGAGAAATTACAAAACTTAAGAGATGGAGCTACAGAGGAGTTAATAATAGCTAAAGAAAATTACATAGACAAGGTTGATAGTCTAGTTCAGTACCAAAATAATGTAAATAAAATAAATAAAGAATTATTAGAGGCAGAATTTAAACTTCTTGATGAAGAAGAAAAACTAGGCAAGGAGGGACTTGCTATACAAGACAAGTTGCTGACGATTGAAGCAAATAAAAAGAAAGATGCTTTAGCTGAGAGTGAAAGGATAATTAAACAAGACTTTAACGACAGGGTTCTTGCTCTTGAGCTTGAGCAATCAACTACTTTAATGAATAAGATAGAGTTTGATAATCGTATGCTTCAATTAGAATTTGATTACCTAATGGCAAGAAAGAGCTTGTACGAAACGGGTGCTTTAGAGTTGATTGACATTAACAATGGTATTTTATCTAATAATATTTCTGTTAATGAGGCTCAAAAGCAATTAATGCAAGAGCAGATTTCTGCTTATGGTGGAGTTGGTAGTGCTTTAACTACATTAGCAGGGGATAACGAAAAATTAAACGCAGTAAAAGAAGCAGGTAATGCTATCTCTCAAGCTGCAAATATAATTAGTGCTGTAATGGCTTTGCAGGAAAATTTAGTAACTATTGGTGTAATAAAAAAGACTGCAGCAGTTGCAGCATCTTCAGTAGTAACAGCAGGAGATAATACGGTAAACGCAGCAGGATTAGGTATTAAAGCTACAAGTGCAATTTTAAATCAAGGTAGTGGCGACCCTTACTCAGCGTTCTTTCGTATTGCAGCTATGATAGCATTAATAGCGGGAGTTATGAGTATGTTTGAGAAGGGAGGTATAGTTGATGGTAAGTTTGCTAAAGGAGGTGTTATTGGTAAATTTGCAAATGGAGGAATGGTTAATGGTAAATCACACGCACAGGGAGGAGAGAAGTTTGCAGTAGGTGGTAGAGTGGTAGAATTGGAAGGTGGAGAGGCTGTAATTAATAAAAGAAGTACAGCTATGTATAGAGGTCAGCTATCACAAATGAACGCAGCAGGTGGTGGGGTTAAGTTCGCAGATGGTGGTATGCTAAATAATCCTTCATTTGCACAACAGCAATTTTCTTCAGGCATGGCTAATAATAATGCACCTCAAAAAGTTTATGTGGTAGAGTCTGATATATCTCAATCTCAAAATCAAGTAAGTGTTCTTGAGGCTGCAGCAACAATTTAAAATATAAACAAATGTTTGTTAGTAAAAAAGTAAAGAAAGATAGACTAGATACCTGTAAAAAGTGCGACTTTTATAGGAATTTTGCAATGTTAAAATATCCTAAATGGACTAAGGGTGCAAGGTGTGGAAAGTGCAGTTGCTTCTTAGACGCTAAAACAACTCTTACTAAAGAGTATTTTGGAAAGTGTCCTTTAGATAAATGGAAAGAGTAATAATTAAATAATAATAATAATATGGATTACAATTCAATAGTAAAAAACTATAGTGAAGAAAAAAAAGATATGATAATATCTTTAGCAAATGCCAATAAGTCTGATATGGCATTAAACAATTTATATAATGATAGTGCATTAAAGACTTTTTTCAATCTATGGAGGGAGCATTTTCCAAATGTATCTCAAGAAATAACCTGTCAAGGATGTAGACAGGCTGTTACAAAATTCTTTCATAATGTAGCTGATTTTATTTCTAGCGAAAGATTATTAGCAGAAGAAAAAACAAAGGAGGTTAAGGTTAAGAAGTCTAAACGAACTAAAGTTAAACAGTAATGTCTAGGCAAAATAAAGATGATATTGTTTATGAGTACATTAAGATAGCAGAAGCTGAAATCACAAAGAGATGGCACGAGCCAACTACTGTTGATATTTTAAGGCACCTTACAGAAAAGGGTATAGTAGAGCCTAAGAGGTTAAGAAACTATATGATAATATATGATTTTGATTGTATGCTTAGATTTAATGAAGGCAACAGAACTCATACATTTATGGACTTATCTATAAAATATGATATATCAGAAAGACAGGCTCAGAGCATAGTTTATAAGGAAAGAAACAAAGACAGAGCTTCAGTTAATATAACCTACTAAAGTTTATTCCAAAAACTGCGTAAGATTGTCATAGTATAAATTTATTTTTGCCACTATGAATGAAAATTGGTACGATATAAAGTCAAAAGCATCTAAGGGTGTTGTTGATGTTTACATTTTTGATGAGATAGGAATGGGTGGGGTAAATGCTCAAAGCTTCATTGAAGAAATCAAATCTTTTAAGGACTCCCCAATGAATTTGCACATTAATTGTGTGGGTGGAGATGTATTTGATGGAATGGCTATCTACAATATCATTAAAAAAAGGACTTCAAAGACTACGGTTTACATTGAAGGAATTGCTGCTAGTATGGGTAGTGTTATTGCTTTAGCTGCAGATACTGTAGTTATGGCTGAGAACTCTTTATTTATGATTCACAACGCTTGGGGTGGAGCAATGGGAGAGGCTAAGGAGATGAAAAAAACGGCAAGACTTTTAGATAAAATTAGTGGAGAGATTGCTGATATATATGTTAAAAAAACAAAATTACCTTATGATAAGGTAAAAGAAATGATGGATGAAGAAACTTGGTTAAATGCTGAAGAAGCATTAGAACTAGGGTTTATTGATTCTATCTCGGATGCTATTAAAGTGGCAGCCAAATATGATGTTTCTAAGTTTAAAAATATAACAAACAAAGAAATTAAAAATAAATTGAGTATTAATATAAAAAGTAAAAAAATGACTGATGAGTTAAAAACTTGGTTTAATGGAAAGGTTGAAGATATTATCGCTAGAGTAAAAAGCGAAAATGTTGGTGCTGATTCTAAATCAAAAATTGAAGTTACTATGGCTGATGAAGCTGAAATTCTAAACAAATTTTCAGATTTTGAAAGTAAAGTAGCTGAAATTAGTGGGTCTATAACTGAACTAGAAGGAGAAAAAGAAACTCTAACTATGGAAGTAGAAAGACTTAACGCTTTATTGAGTAAAGCAAATGCAACGGGAACTGAAATATCTACAGATGGCGACCCTGCAGTAGTAGTAGAAAACAAAGTAGAAACTAAAGATGCTGCATTTTGGAATGGAATGTTAGCTAAAATAAATTTATAATAATTAAAAAAATAAAAAAATGGCAAATGTAGCAATAGATGGAATCTTAGCAGGTGGTGGAGCAACATACAATGGAACCTACGCTTCAAAGATTCTTTTAGAACCAATGTTTCACTCTGATGATATTATGAGAAATTATACTATCTATCCAAATGTGAAGTATAAGCAAAATATAGTAATGGCACCTAAATTGGCAAGTATAACTGCTGTCAATACAGGATGTGGAACAGTAAATACTTGCAACCCTGCAGGATTTACTGTTATCCAAAAGCAAATCGTAGTAGAGAATGTTTCTGTAAAACAAGTTCAATGTTGGAACGAATTTAAAGACCAAGTAATTGTAGAGTCTTATAGAAATGGAGTAAATATGCCTGATTTAACAGGAACTCAGTTGGCTCAAGTAATTATTGATAGAGTAAGAAATGGTATTTCTTCTGATATGGTTAGAAATATGTGGGCAGGAATGGCTGCTCCTGCAGTAGCAGATTGTACTTATGGTTCAATGGGAATTGGTCTTTGGGATGCATTATCAACAGGAACGGCTTTCGTTGGAGGAACAAGTGCAAACTTAACACCTGTAACAGGAACATTACTAACAACAGCAGCAACATCATCTTACGCAACAGTAGGGGGACTTATTAATGTAACTGATGTAACTTTATTATTAGAGAATGTATTCTCAACTGCACCTGCTGCTTTACAGCAAGTAGCTGCATCTGAAAAAAGAATATTTGTTACTCCAAATGTATATAATGCTTGGTATAGTGCTTTAACTGCAGTAGCAGTAAGCGGAGCTGTTGATTATGGACACTCTGAATCTCAATCAGGAAAATCAAGATTATACTTTAGAGGTATTGAATTAGTTCCTATGTACGAGTGGGATGTAGCTTTAACTGCAAGAACAGGAGCAGATTTACCTGCAGCGTTTACTCAAACAGGAGCAGCAACTACTACTCAAACTACAAATGGTGCGATTTATGTAGCTAAAGACAACTTACTTATAGGTACTGATGTTTCTTCTCCTGAGAATGAAATGAAAATGATTTATGATGAAGTTTCTGATAATATGTATATCAGAGCAGGATTCACTATGGGCTTCCAATATGGATGGAACTCTTTAATCAATGGTGCTACTTTAGTAGGATAATTAATAATTTTAAAATAAAATAAAATGGCAATAGATACAGGATTATTAGTAGATTGTGGCGACTTAAACGCAGTAGGTGGGATTAGACAAATCATACTTACAGAGTTAAATAATATAACTACCGTTGCTCCAACAGCAGCAGCAGCAGACCATATTATAACTTCAATGGTAGTATCAGACCCTTGGGCAAGATTTGAATTTAAAAATGAAACTGCAGCATTAGCAATAACAGGAACTAAAGAAGGTGGAAGTACAGCTTACGAGTGTGCTTTATCTTTCTACATTCCTGATATGACTGCTGACAGAATGGCTCAATTATCACAGTTAGAGGACGCTTGTCCTGTAGCTATAGTTGAGATGAATTCAGGAGAGCAGTTTATAATTGGATTCTCATATAGATACGAGAATTTAGGAGCAGGAGCTACTCCTTGGATTAGAAATCAAACTTATGCAAACTTAACTTCTATTGAAGGAGGAACAGGTTCTGCTTATGCTGATGACAATGGATTGACTGTAACATTAACTGCAAGACAATTTGAGTTACCTTTCAATTACTCAGGAGCAATTACTGTTGTGGCGGGAGATTTAACAGCAACTACAGCATAGTAAATTAAGATGGGCAGGGGGTTATGAACACCTCCTGCTTATATCTTTTTTATGTGTAATTGTAATAATAAGAAAATTGTGGTAGATTTGCCACATATTAATATATATACTACTATGTCTGAATATAAAGCTAAAAAACGATACGAAGGTGCTGCAACTAGATTTGATGGTATTCGTGTTAATTGGAGTACAGCAACACAGGAAGAACTTGCTTGGGTTTATGAAGAAGCAAATAATGGTTCTCATTATGTAGAAAAAATTAACAAAAAATCATCTAATGAAGAAAGCATCAACAAAGTCAGTAAAAAGTCCTTTAGTAAGAAAGACTCAAAAGAAGAATAATACTTTTGAATTTGGTGTTTTTGATTTATCAGTTCCACCAAGTATTACTGAGGTAAAAGACCTTAATAGTCTTAACAATGAATGGGTGCCTTTTGGGGACGATAACTTATTTCCTCAGTATTTAGCAGAGTTAAAGAGAAAATCCTCTACGCATAGAAGTGTATTGGCTCAAAAGACTGTATTTACAAGTGGTGCTAAATTTGTTTGTGGAAATGATTCATTAAAAGCGTTTATTGAAGATGTTAATGCAGACAAAGAATCTTTAAGAGATGTCTTTAAGAAATTAGCTGATGACTACTATACATTTGGCAATGCTTATATGGAGTGTGTTTTATATGATGGAGGTGTAAATCTTTACCATTTAGATGCTACTACAGTTAGAATGTCTAAAAGCAAGAAGGAGGTTTATGTAAACCCTGATTGGTGTAAGTATTGGAATCAAGATAAAAAAATAAAAAGGATACCTATATATCCTAGAGTAGCAAATAACAAGTTTGTAGTACATTTTAAAGACTACGAACCTACATTTAACTTTTATGGACTTCCTGACTATGTAGCAGCACTAGAGCATATCTGTGTTGATTACGAAATTGGTAAATGGAATCATACTAAATTCTTAAATGGATTTCAGCCATCTGCAATCGTTGAGATTAGTGGAGATATGGGAGAGGACGAAGCTCAGAAAATGGTACACGAAGCTCAAAAGAAGTTTGTAGGAGAAGGGAATAATGGTAAAATTCTATTTATAGTAAAGAATGGGGACACATCTCCTGCCAATGTTCAAATCATTAAAGACGACCAAGAGGGTAGTTGGATTGATTTGCAGCAAATTACCGACCAAAATATTATAACTGCTAATAGATGGCAGCCATCACTTTCAGGGATTGTTAGTTCAGGTAAAATGAACAATTCAGGTAGTGAGATTAGAATTGCTTATGATTTAGTAATGACTACAGTAATTAGAGATACTTCTGAGTTATTATTAAATGGGATAAGAGCAGTTCTATATAACGAAATGGGTTATGACCCTAAAGATTTAA